CACTACTATAACAAAACTATTACGAATGTAAAATACTATATTTTCAAGAGCTTTTTTATTATTAGTGTTTCCAAAGTTAAATGGAGCTTCTACAAGCCACGTTTTCAATAATTCTCTTATTCTAACAGCATCATCGATACGAGCTAGTCTTATTTTATATTTATCTTTTTCCATCTGGTTTTACATTGATTCTTAATGTACCAAATCGCCAATTACTACCTAATTCGTTACTTTCTATTTTAATAGAAGATTGTCTACCTCGTATTCTAGAATTATAAAAAGTTGTCGTATTTGATACAGTTATGGCTTCTCCTGTAGTTTGAGGACTATTAGGATAATCTCTAGTTGATAAAGTAATAGTAGCATTTCCTGTTTGATTTTTAAAGTCAGGTATAACTTTATTAATAAAACTAAATTGTTCTCCATCAGCAATGTCACCATCGCCTGATTCTATATAAGCAGTCATTGCAGAACCATCAGCATCTACACCTTGTTCATGTCTATAAATTAAACTTCTCCCTGCTGTTAAACCATTTATTTGACTGTAAGTATTAGCTGTAGAATTTGCAAAATATTCTGTAGCTATTGGATTTAATTCTACTCCATTATCTATGTAACTACTTCTTGATAAATTACCAAAATACCAACTGTTTTCTTGATGATTATATATTACATATTTATCTAAATAATTTGAACTACTTGAAGCATAATACCATACAACTTCAGAAAAATCTGAAGTCTGACCAGCATAAACTAAAGGGTATTGATCTTTATTAATATTATCAAAAACGTGATTTAATATTGGACAAGGTATTTCTTGAACAGCACCAGCATATCTAAAAAATTGTCCATCTGACATCCAATAAGCAGTGTCGTCTATTACTATTGTACTATTTAATCCTACAGCTCCGCAATCACTACCTAGTTGTCTAAAACCAAATATAAAAGGAGGACCAATAAATGCCATAGAATGAAGTGTAGTATCAGTCCATACAAGTATAGTACCTTTAGCAGGTTTTGCTGATCTAATTTCACTTCCTCCAGCTATTCTTTGAGATCCCGCTGAATTCGTAGTATTAGGTAACCAAGCATTATAATTTTCTTGATCTGACCATCTAATAAACATTTTATCTTGAGTAGAAGTATCTCCTATTGAAGTTTCTGTACCCATACAAATTAAGTGACGAGTATCATTAGATACAACTGATAAAATAGATTTAGTTGGAGCATTAGGTATTACTGAAGCTCTATTATTTGACATACCGTTTGAAGTATTCCATTCATAAGTTGATCCATCATTTTGAGTTAAAATTAAATCTTCACCCCAGTTATTTAAAGACCATTGTCTAGAATTTAAAACAATGTTAGATGAACTTCTAGCTGTACCCCATGTTGAATCACTCCAAGGACCTGCACTCCATCCATAACCAAAAGTTTGAATACTAGGACCAGTAGATATTTGATAACTAGCTGTACAGTTACCACTATTTGTAATACTAGAAGTAGCTGTATCATTAGATTGAATTACATAAGCATCTGAGTTAGTAATTGAAAGTATTTCATATTCAGCATTAATAGAAGTATTAGCTATTCCTCCTACATTTGATAAACTACAATTTGATAATGTTACAAAATCTCCTGCAGAAGCTCCATGATTACTATGACTTATTGTTATATTAGCACTTGAAGCAGAAGTATCAAAACAAGAAGTAATATTATTAGTTTGTCTAATAGGAGTAATATCTTGATTACCTCCTGATAAATAAATATAAACTTTTCTATCTGTACCTAAAGATTGATAACGAGATCCATCTAAACTAAACCATGAAAATAAAGCTCTACCTACTCCAACATAATAATCTTCACTAAATTTAGTCCAACCACCTATTTTTTGAGGTAGTCCTTTTCTAAATCTTACTTTATCACAATCAATCCATCTACCTTCCGCACCAGTTTCGGTGTTTTCAGTATCTAATCCAGGTTGAAATACTAATTGAGTTAATGGCATAGTTTTGAATTATATAACAAAAATTGTAAAAATATAGTGCTATTTTTTAAGTATTATATTCCAGTCTAACTTAGATAACAAATCTTCTAATTTAACTTCTTTCAGCTTATTATTTACCATATGATTTCTTAATTCTTCATTATCGACTAAAATCCAATTTTGATCATCTTCAAATAATATCTTATCTGCTTTACTTTTATAAGTAATTAATTTTCCTTTTTTTTCATTTGGATAATCACTTAAATATCGTATATCAAATTTATAATATTGATTAGATTTTTTTAATAATCCTTCAACTTGATAACTATCATTTTTATGCCATATAACATTTGTAAGGCATTTATTTACAAAATCTATATTCATAGATTTATAAAATAACTAAAGAACTATCATTTTTACCTATATTTCCTTTAGGTAAAATATTCATAGCAAGAGAATACCTAATATCTTTTGTAGTATTTGCACATATTTTATGCATTAAACCCGAAGAAAATACAATAAGGTCTCCGGTGCACACTTCATAATCCCAACCAGTACAATTATATTCATTGTGTTCAATAGTATTAACCGCATAAGAAGTAAGATCATATCTATCTGATGCAAAATTTATTTTAAATTTTCCAGGAGAAAAAGGGTAATATACCGCTGATAACCAAAAATTTTTATGATTATGTAATCTTGAATCACAATTAGGATATGTTTTAGTTACCCATGAGTTAATTATAGTATGCTCAACATCATATTTCCATATTTCTTTAATTGAAATATTTAAACATGTATTAACTTTTTCTTTTATTTTTTCTCCACTTTTTATTTCATCAAGTATTTTTATGCTGCTTGATTTAAGTGCTCTATTTTCACACTCATTATTTAAAAATGTAGTATCATAAGGTACTTGTTCAAATTCTTTTAATATTTCTTCATTATTTAAATTTAAATTTTTAAATATTATAAAACTTGATGTAAATATTGGTTGTACAAATGCTTCTATATTCATTACTATTTATTTTTAACAAAGTTAGGTAAACCTAATAAAGGTCTTTTATCATATAAATTACTATCTTTAAATTTTCCATCTACATAATTATAATGTAAAAAAACTTGAGCACAAATATTACCTTGAAATTCTTCTCTCCAATGTTCTAATTCACAACCAGAATAAACTAACATGTCTCCTGGTGTTAATTCTATTTTAACTCCTTCTAAATAAATAGGCCACATATCTCCACCTAAATTTAATGTTGTTGAAATTTCACAACTTGTTCTATCTTTATGTTTGTGAAGAATACATCCTTTTTCATAAATTCTAGCATAAGAATAAGTAGGTATTAAATTAAGATTAGTTTCTTTTTTCATTATAGGCATTACTTTTATAAGTAATGTTTCCATAACAAAATCTGCATAATGACAATATGCGTTTGAAATTTGTGTATCTTTCCAACTTCCTAAAACAGCTGTTTGACGAACAATATTATTTTCGTACATATATTTAACAGCTTCTCTTTTAAGAAGAAAATAATCAAATACAAATTTAGCAAGTTCTTTAGATATAGCTTTTTTTATAATTTGATATTTATTTTTATTAAAGCTCATTTGAAAGGAGGTCCTGTAACCCAAGAAACTAAAGAATTTCTTTCACCTTTTGTAACAGGTGTAACCTCATGTAAAACGTAAGATGGAAATAAAATTAAAGTCCCTTGTTTTTTATCCATAAGCACTGGTTCATCATTATCATATAAATAAAGTTCTCCGCCTTCATATTCTGACGGATCACTTAATTGAATAGATAAAGATAATTTACGAATAAGAGTTTTAAATCCTCTATCTATATGTTTTCCATATTTTCCACCAGGTGCTTTATAATTAGTAAATTGAAAACCTTCATTTAATCCATATAAATCAAAATCAAAATATCTTTTATTTAAATTTGTAATAATATCTGTGCAGTGTTTAAATACCCAAGCCATATCGTCATTTGGATAAAGCCAAGATATTTCACTATCTCTAATACCATTAGTTTCTTCTCCAGAAGTTTTACCTTTAATTAAACCTCTTTTTTTTCCTATGTCAATAATACTTAAACATTCTTCTTTTGAAAACGCATTATCCCAATAAGCATAAAAACAAGTTTCATCTAATTTAAAAGGCCAAGATGTATTAAAATTAATTTCTTGCATAATCGTAAAAATTACTATTAAAAGATATAATCGTTTTTCTTTTATTAGTAAAGTTTTCAGGTGATCTATGATAAAGATGTCCTGAAAATGTAAGCAAATCTCCTTCCTCTAAGTTTAATTTTTTATAATTTAATATTTCAGTTCCTAAATTTTTAAATGGAAGTTCAACGAAATAAACATTTGTAAAATTAGTTTTTGAATGATTATGCCAGCTATGCAAATTTGATTTTTCGTATTGTTGAAACCAAATATTATCTATAGACCATTTTTTAGAATTTAAGTTAATAGTTATTTTTTCCATATAAGGAGTAATTATTTTATAAAAATAATTTAAATATTCTCTTTTAAAATCTTTAGGTAATGTCCAATCTGTATTAGAGATGCTTTGTTCTTTTTCATTTATAGAAGTTTTAGGTATTTTATCAATTAAAAATAATAAATCTTTATTAATTTCTTTATAATTATTTACTTTAGTTATTAGTATCATATTAAAAATAATTAAAATTTATAATATATCTTCTTTCCGCATCTGTAGAAGTACATCCTCTATGTTGTGTTTTAGCTGGAAAAATAACTATTTTATTTTCTTCTGCTTGAATAAATTTTATTTCATTATTAATTTTAAATTCTGTACCACCATTACAAGTTGTTAAATATAAAATTGCTGTAGTTGAATCATATTTATAATCTATATGCCAACCACTTTTATTAAAAATTTTATTTAAAATTAAATTAGCTCTTATTTGAATAGGAGCTATAACATTTAATTTTTTTAAAATAGGAATTATATGTGGTCTATATAATTCAGAATATATTTCATAATTATTAAAAAAACCATATGTAAAATATATATTTTTATCAGTATCTGTCATACTGTTTCTAATTCTCCAAGGAAAATCATCATTTAATATAATATCTTTTATTTCTTTAAATTGATCTTGAGGTAAAAATTTTTTTATGATATTCATACTAATTTTTTTATAGTATGATTTATACTATTGATATACCTAATTGAATCTATATAGTTTTTTATGTTGTTGGTATATCATACTCAATCCAAGCTTGAGCAACTTCATCCCATTCATACCATTTATTTCCTGTCAAAGCTGGCATTGGTATAGGAGCTTGCCATTCCCAAGTTGGTCCTGAAATTGTCCATGATTCACATAAACGATTATTTATATCTACAGGTCTTGGTCTATAAAAAACATCGTTGGCTTCATCATAAATATATCCAGGTGCTGCAGTATTTCCTCTAAGAGGTGTGCCACCGTTAAGATGAACTCCGTGTCTAGTGTTATATGAAGTTTGACGTATTTTTAAATTTTGATTATTAAGTATTTTTTTTAAAAAATCAATTCCTACTTGTTCACTGGTAGCCACATCATTAGATACCACTAATACATTTTCAACTATATTATTTTCATCTATGATTGCAAAATGTGCCATAATTTTTATGCTAGATATGTTCCAGATCCTTTATATATTAAAATTGTATCATCTCCATCAACTACTTCTACAGGACTTCCTGTTGTAACTCCTGAGTAACCAATAGTTGGCATTCTTAAAATAACAACACCTGATCCACCATTTCCAAAACCCCAAGTTCCGCCGCCACCACCGCCTCCAGTGTTAGCCGCTCCATCTTGTCCTTGATTTGAATTACCTGGTACAGATCCATTTCCGCCTCCGCCAAGTCCGCCAGCGCCAATACTTATACCATTATTACTTGCACCAGCTCCTCCGCCAGAAAAATAAACTGAACCACCACTAACTTCTCCAACAGAGTTATTAGTAGCTATTGTAGTGCTAATTATAGTTTTTGTTATTCCAACTCCACCTGTTCCAGTTGTTCCAGGTTGTCCAGAACCTCCACTTCCGCCAGCACCTCCTCCGCCTCCAGAAGATCGGTTAGTAGAAATACCATTTCCACCTGGATTTCCTTGTCCACCAATACCAGATCCTGCTGGGTGATATGCAGGGTTTCCATTTCCTCCGCCACCACCACCAGATGCTCCAGGTTGTCCAGATACTCCTCCAGCGTCATCACCTACACCACCCTGACCACCAGTAACTGCGGTACTACTAATTCCAGGAATTACAGATGAACCTCCGTTTCCTCCAACAGTAATTGTATATGTAGTATCTTCAGGTGTAATTGGAGCTGTACCGGAAAAATGTCCTCCAGCTCCTCCGCCTCCTCCAACATAAGTGCTTGTTCCTCTTCCACCTGCTACTACTAAATAAGTAAGTGTGTACGGATCTCTTTTTTTAACACCAGCGAAACCAAAGCCTCTTGAGGATCCACCTGCTCTTGAACCTAATATTGGCATTTAAACTCCTTCCTATGCAAATTGTGTTTGCGATGCTAATACAGTATATGTATTAGCTGCAGTTTTAATTGCAGTAAAAGTATAAACATCAGAGCTATCTGTATTTCCTCCTGTAGGAGCAGAACCTCCTTGCCATACTGGAGTTACAGTTGATCCATCTATTTGAATTACATTTGCATAATAAGCAGTTGCTCCTTGAGGAACAACATGTGCAACTGTTATACTTTCACCATCATCTAAAAAAGTATCTAAAGTAACAGTAGAGTTACCTCTTAAATTAAGAGTCCAATTAGCAGAAGCATTAGAAGTAAAGTTTTGAACAGCCCCACCAATAACATCAAAATCAATTGTACCTGTTGCAGCTGTTGCTGAAGTATTTACTTTTTCAGCTAATTGTTGAATTTTACCACCACCATTAAAAGTTACTAAACCATAACCATTAGGTGTTAATGTTAAATCTGTATTAGTTCCATTTGTTGCGGTAATAGCGGGAGCAGAACCTTGAATATCTACAGTATTTCCAGTTGCAATTAAATTAGTTCCAGAAACATTTCCTGAAGAAGTTACAGATGTCATAGCTATATCACCTAGATCAGCCATTACATCAACCATAGTAGTTCCGTCAGTATAAACTAAAGTTTTTGCACCTTGTTTTAAAACTACACCTGTTCCTCCAGTAGGACCGAAAGTTAATGTTTGACTTCCTGTAGTATTATTAAATACTGTATATTTAGTTTCTACTGCATCAGTAAAAACGTGAATGTCTCCTGTAAGAGCACCTGTAAATTCTAATACTGCATTATGTACTTGGTCATCTGTTGCTGAATCGTCTGTATTAGTTGTAGAATTATTTGAAGTTAAAGTAACGTTAGCAGAACCTGCAACATCAACTGATTGATAACCTTTTACTGATGAATCAATTCTATTAAAA